TCGGATGGGGTCGGGTCTTAAACGGACTGTCCAGCATCGTCTCGGACTGCATCGGGGACGGATGGACTGAAAAGACAGGGGGGGTAGAGCGTGAGCCTAAAAAACTGCCCTCATCAAGCGCACCCTTCTTGCTATTGCAGCTCTTACAGCATGCAACTAAGTTATCTAAGTCATGAGTGCCACCTGCTTTGCGTGGTATCACATGATCTACTTGGTCTGCTTCTTGACCACAGTATGCACAGATATAACCATCACGCTTTAACACTCTAATGCGCTGGTCTTTCCACTTCTGTAATCCTAGCTCTCTATGACTAGGGTCTCTTAGTGCCATCCGTACTTACTCCAATGATCTAATGCCCTACATGGTGTCGAGTACCTATGCTTAATATAGCGTAAGCCCCACTCAACCTGCTCTATTGGAGTAGCTGTTAATAGATAGACACTCTTACCTTGAGGTATGCCTACTGTTCCACTACTAGCATTGTATGCATTGTAATTCCATGCTGATTCTTTACCATAGAGAATAGTTAAACATTTATATTCTTTTAAATTATTTAATGAATGATAAGCATATTGTTTAGGAGTCATTTTTATATTGCTCATATTAGAGCTACCTGCATCAGGCATACTGCATAGAGCTATCCCAATAGCTACTAGCACCCCGCAAGCTACGCCCCTAAGGGGCTTGCGGTGAGCCTTTGAGAGGCTCTGCGCCGTTAGCGTACCATGCTTGTCAATGATGTGCATAACTCGTGTCCAATCTGAGCGTGAAGTGAAGTTTTGCCCCTAGTTATCCACAGGTGTTGATATCTTATTTCTAAACTCTGGACATGAATAACATAGAGTGCTTTTAATATGATTGCATCTAAAGCAAGCCAGAACAAGGTTATCTGGTGCATCTGAACCGCCTCTGGCTTTAGCTAATACATGATCTACTTGAGCATCCTGATAAGTCATTAAGTAATCACAGTAATGACATCTGAGGCCATCTCGCTCTACTAACAGCTTCTTATATGATGAATACTTTTTAGGCCATTTAGAACATGTCTTTGTTAATCTCTTAAAAGCCTTTTCATGCTTTAATAATGCTTTGCCACCCTTTTTTACACTAAATCCTTCATCTGTTGCATACTGATAAATAGCAGCTCTACTAACACCTAAAGTCTCTGCTAACCAATTACCGCCTTCAATTCGATACTCTCGAACAAAGTCTTTTTCTTTATCTGTAAGGCTATTTCGCGGCATCTTTGCCCCATCCAGTTCCCTTGAAGATTGCCCCTACTGGGCTAATTACTTTGCTCATTGGTTCATTGCAATAAGTGCATAGAACTGTGGGCTTGTCATGCCAGCCATGATGCAGCTCATTCTTCAATCCGCATCTTCCACATTTGTAGTCGTAGGCTGGCATGTTTTACATTCCCCAATCATCCATGATCCACAGCCATCACATCTAAGGATGTCTGCTTCAGTCGGTTTAGTGTTTAAGTGACCATACTTTAATTCTAGAAGTGGAAGCAAGTCTTGGAGCTGGATGATGCAGGCATACTCCGCTGCATTCTCGCCCTGTCCATTGAGACGAAGTACCGCAAAGCCCAATTCCCCCGAAAGAGCTGTGCGCTTACGAATCTGCTCCAAGACTGCCTTTGGTTGGAATCCAGCCCTTGCCTTGACTTCACAGTCAAAGGGTACAGACTGAATATCTTTACCATTCCCCCTTCCCACACTAGCGAATGGCCAGACAGTCGATAGGTACTGTGCGACCACCCGCTCTGTGCGGAAACCTCGATGCTTTCTATGTTGGCTAATGGTTCATCCCAGCCATGTAGCCCATTGCAACTCCACCAATAAATAGAGCTAGTGTCAATACCATAAGAAGCGTCTCTTTATCCATTGACTGCCTTGCATTTATTGCAAGACCAAGTGCCTGCAACTACTACACCTTCAACAATTCTTGCAGTAATTGTGATGTCAGAAGCTTGTGTTGGCTCGTTGCAAAGTTGGCAATTAACTGTCTCAATCATAGGAATGTCCTCGACATCAACCCAACCTTCTGGAGTATGGATCTGTGCATATCCCATTATACCCTCGCTTTCTGTGGTTCCCACTTGCCTGAGCTGCTCAAGTTATACCAATGCGTTGGACACTTATCCATGCCGCCACTTTGACCCTTTGTGGCACAAAAGAATCCAGCCCAGTCTTTACCAGTCTTAGCAGAATGACCAGTTCGCCATTCCATGTGACCATGATTGCAACTAGGTGCATCCATAGCTTCTGCCGTTCCTAGAATATCTGTCACCGTTGCCATTGCAGTCTCTAGTGTGACTGGAGCTTGTGTGGTCTTGACAGATAATCCGATTGGTGTAGTCCAGTAATCAACATCACCCTCTTTAATGTCCTGTGGTGCTGGTTGTATTTCTTGCTTAACTACTTTAAGAGCTGGATGGTTGGGTGCAACCTGTGCCATCTCCTCACGACTAGGTCGCTTGCCTTTAGCCGATAAGCCTAAGTTAGCCAAAGCTCTGCCTATGCTAGAAGTCTCCGCATTGTTTATCCAGAACTGGGCATCGACTCCACGATCTTTGCGAGCCCCATCTGCATAGCCTGTTGCATCTGGCATTGTCTTAACTGAATCTTTGTAGATATAAGCCTTGAAGATGCACAGACCTTTCTCCATGTCAATTAATTCCATCTCAGTGACAATCCTGCCGTCTTTGTATTCTGCATAGAATTGATGGATGCGACTATCGACTGTCTCATACTCTGAAAGATTAAACATATAACTCGTTCTCCTCTGTAGCTAGTTGCCCCATTAGAGCAATGTAGGCTGCTCCATCGATGTAATTATCTGGCTTATCGATTGTGCCTGAACTTGCTCTGGCAATCTTGATAAGCGCGAGTATGCCACATACTTGATAGTCCTCGACTGGGTGCTGTAAGTATGCACTGATGAGCATTGCTGCGTGTTGCATGTTATCCGCTGGATGGCCGTAATCGTTAAGACCACGATCTTGAATGATGTCGGTTGCACTCTGTAAGATTTCTGTATATTTCATTCTGACCAAAACTCTGAGCGATTGACTGCTCTGCCCTTATGCCAGCCATCGCGATGTCCGCGTTCATAGGCTTCTTTGTATGATTGGATTGCCCATACCACAAAGCTGATACTTGCCCCAATAAGGCAGATAATCAACAGTTTGTCATTATTGTTCATCTTGTACCTATCTGTGCCAACGCCCTCGGCTGGCTACAGGATTAGTGTTGCACAGAGTCCAGACTAATTAACGGACATTTTGATAACGATATGGTAACGAATCTGCCTCGTCTATCATCGTGTCAATCGTGCGAACTACATCAAGCGTAAAGTCGTCCATAAAGGGTAAATGACCCATCCTTGTTTATCGGCACTAGCATCGGTGATACATGGTCTCCATGCGTCTCAATGACTGCCACGCTCATCTGCCAATTAGCGGCTCCAGCCTTAAGATAAGAGGCTTTTTTCTTGTCCATGACATTTCCTGCCTCTAAGCCCCAAAGTGTCCTGTATGAGGCTCCTATGCCCTCTGTAAAGGCACTAATGCCTGCCCTGTGAGTGTGACCACAGACAACAGATTTGCCAAACTTCTTAGCCAGCCCTAGAGCTGTGAGTCCGGCGTTAGAGTTCATTGATCCTTCATCGCCATGCACTAAGACCCATCCCTTGTGAAACTCGAATGGTCTTTTATGGAAGCGGATTCCGAGGCCACTGAAGTCCATAAACTTTGCGTACTCCAGTTCTGGTAATCCGATGAGGCTAGGTGCGCGTAATAGTGTGTGGTATAGGCGGTCTGTGTGATTGCTGCGAGTGACATCTGTTGTGCCGAGTTCATAGAGAATATCCTGCGCAAGGCTTCTGTCAGCATCTAGCGTACCTTCCCACTCAAGCGGAGTGTTCTGCGCCCAACGCGATTGAGACTGCATATCCAGCTCATCTCCCGTGTTTAACACAAGGTCGAACTTCTCTCGCTTTACTAACTTGATAAGATTCTTAACAGCTTGCTCATGGTGATATGGGATTTGTAAATCCGATATAACAAGATAGCGGGCTTTAGTCATCGTCCTCATCTTCGTAGTTGCCGAACTTCTCAGGATCGACAGGGTCAGGCAATATCCAAGCAGGATAAGACTGAGGCTCAGTAATCATAAACATGGCTACATCTTCTTTGAAGCCTGCTCGTTTAAGACTACAGAAATACTCATAAAGCCCAATGCAGTAAGCATCTAGTTTTGAGTAACCTTGTTCCTCTAACGCCTTAGTTGCTTTTCTTGCCATAGCAGAATGTTACCTGTCTAGTAAGATGTTGTAGATTTCATCGACTCGCGTGTTGAGTCTTTTAATCTCAGACAACAGATGCGTAATGACATACCCAGACAAGCCACCGATGATTGCTAGTGTTGCTAGGTAAAGCGTAAAGAAGTCGGATTGTGTCACTTTTTAGGGCTCGCGTAACCGAACACACCAGATAGCACAGCCCAAAGGATTGCGCGATAATCTGCTGCAAAATTAGTAGATGCCCAAGCAGCTAGAAATGCTCCAGCAGCTAGGTATGCAGGATGCTTGATGTTCTTCATTTATTCTCCGCCTAACATAGGTATCTGATAAAACTCACCCAGTAGGTCAGCTTCTTTCTTAAAGCTGACATGCATGTGGTGAGTGTGTTTGTTAGCCCCACTGTAGTTACGCCACTTCCAGTTAAGGATGGGAGACGCAATCCTGCCGTTAAAAATAATGTATGAAATGCGCTTTTCTGCCTTAGACTTGCAACTGATTCGAAGCTGATCTGCAAGGTCTGGCATGATATACGGCTTGACCCCTGCACCGAACAAGTCTGCGTCAATGTCAATGGCACGAACCCAGCCCTGCTCATCTGGATTATGATCAGACTTACGAGCAGCGTGTCGGGTATCACCGATCCAACCATCCGATGCCCTATCACGATCTGGGAAGGAATCATCTATCTGCTCCCGTAACTGAACAGCAGCTTTAGATAGACGCGGCTTCATGAGTAATCATCTCAGTCAAGTGTTCCACTATTTGCCCAGTTTTAATCCTGCAGGAATTGGCTTTAAGTATTCCCATTTTTTAATGTATTGAATACCATCACCATCATCACAAAGCATAATTGTGCCGTGTAAAGCAAAATCAGCGTCTGTTAATTCTGGATAAACAGCAGTAATTTGAGTAAATAAATCCATTTTATGCTCCTAAGTAAGTGACTTGGAAAGCACTACCAGCAGCACCGTCCCAAATGTTTAAGTTACCGCCTGAGTTTTGCCAACCGTAGAGTTCTAAATAATCTCCAGCAACTACACTGACTACAAAAGCAAAAGGTATATAAGCATCAATTGAACTGCTAACACCAGCAACTTGGTTAATCATAACTGAAACGCCATTTTTATAAAGCAAAAGTATTCTTTGACCTGTTGCATTATTTACATACGCGATTTCAGCAGTAACTAAATACTTGCCACCTTTGCCCGTTGGAATCGTCATACGAGTATTATTAGTCGTGTTATCGTGAAATGAATCTGTGTCAAAGGTTTCTCCAGCAAAAGTAATTGCTGTATAAGTGGCGTTGCTCAAAGTTTGAACTGAGGGCTTATAAACAGAAGCACCCACAAAAGTTGAACCGCTTGCAGGCGTAGCCCATTTCAAGCCTGTTGAAGTGGTACTATCCGCCACAAGTGTTTGGCCGTTTGTGCCTACTGCAAGGCGTGCAACAGTGTCGGCAGCAGTAGCTGCAATAAGATCACCTTTAGCATCCACAATAGTTTTAGCGACCATTGTTCCCATAGTGGTGTCAATAGCGTCACCTAATGTGCGAATTGCCAACGCACCATTTTTTACTAGGTCTGTGTTGTCTGGCTCTGGCCAGCTATAAATTGGGCTCGTTGCCATTTAAGATAGTACTCCTGTCGCGTTATTCCAGATAAGTGTAGCATTTGTAGTTGCCCATGTTATTGTGCTAGGCAAAATTGTTTCCCATTGTGTTGTCGAGAGTGAGAACTCTGTAGCTGTGATGTAGAGGGTTAAATCCACAAAAGTAGGGGTAGCGCGAAGGGCTATATTTTCCACAAAGCCCTCGAATGTGCCACCCAAAAGGTTGGAAGGTAAGTTCTGAATAAGGACAGGTTCGCCAAAGAAGATAGCAATTAAATCATCGAGCATGGCAGATGGCATATCTGGGTTATCTAGTCTAAAGGTAATTGCTCCCAATGAGGCTTTGGCGGTCTTGCGCAAATTAAGCTCTCTAGTGGCGATGTCAGTGATGTCAGCAAGGTTCTTGATGTTGGACTCAAACGAACGCTCGTAAAGGCCGTATGCGCCTATAGAGTCGCTATCAGAGGCACTGTAGGTTGAGCCATAGGCTGTAGAGTATTTATAGATGAGACTGTTGCGGATGCGACCAATCTGTGTCTGAGAGCTAATACTGCTAGGAGTTGCATAAGCTGCATCAAGGTAAGTGTAGCCATTGTCTGAAAGATAATCTGAGCGATGGTCTGCATCGTCATAATTGACTAAGCCATCTGATGCTGATTCATAAATCTGACCAAGTGCGCTGTTGGCAATCTGATCTACTAAGCTTTGGCTTTTAGCCGTAGCAGATGCACTTTGGCTTATCATCGTGTAGAAGCCTGAGTCAATAGTACCTACATAAGACTCGGCTTCATTCCAAGTAGTTGTGGCAGGATATGTAGCCCATGTGACAGTAGGGGTAACTTCATTCCAGTTAAGACTTAAAGCTGCACCTAAAATAGCTGCAATCTGTGCGCCATCTAATCCTTCTGAAAGGGCTGTGTTATAAATAGCCTTAGTAAGTTTAGCCAATGAGCCAATGCCCAAGATTGTGCCTGTTGTAATGTAGCCAGTTTCTTCTGGACTTCTAACACCGATAGAAAAGTCTGAGACTTCACCAGAAAACACAGTGATGTAAGTGCCAGAGGAGTTCTTTAGTTCTAAAGTAATTGGCTCTGTTACATTGATTGTAAAGTCTGCCCCAGTGCTATTGATGATTTCTACTCGGCAGTAACCTGCTGTGCATTGGCGGTCAATGTCTAGCCGACCAGTGGCATAGGAAACAGAGGTGACAGTTGTATAAACATCATCACCTACTGTCACACGCCATTCTGGTAGCCATGTCATAATACGTTCAACACATTGTTTCTAATAGTGCCTCGGTTGATTGCTTCAACCATCACAATCTCAATGGCTTCTGCAATGGCGTTAGGGTCTCCAACGCCTGTGTTTATGTTGTTGTTAATAGTCACACCTACTGGCAGTTGATTGCCTGTGCCACTAGTTCCCAAGCCTACTGTTGATGGCATAGATGTTGTAGCCCCGCCATTAGATGTGATCCCAAGAGATGCATTGGTTGCCCCTACGAATGGGACATAACCACCTAGAGCAGCTTTCTGAGATGCCGCTAGAGAATTAAAAGCAGATGCAGCAGAGCCGGCAAAGTTCTTGAAATAAGTCTCAAGGCTTGCTAACTGTTCCTTCACAGACATAAAGTTCCAATTCTTGAAGATGTCATCAAGAGGCTTGATGCCTTGTAGAGTGCTAACTAACTTCTCTGTATTCTTCTGAGCCGTATCCAGTAACTTTGTATAGATTTCAATCTGGCTGATGTTTTCATCTTCAATAGCCTGCATAAGCTTGAGACGAATGCGATCTTCTTCTGAAATCTTACCCTTGAGGGCTGCTTCAATCTGAATCTTTTGTAGGTCAAAAACTGCTCGAGCCTTAGCAAGTTTAAGTGCATCCTGCTGAGACTTTAGGGTTTTCTTTTGAGCTGCTAATAATTCTGCTGCTCGCTTCTTGGCATCGGTCTCTGCCTTTTGGCGAGCTGCTAAATCTGACTTCTGAGTATCTTGTCCCAGTACGCTCATTGAGCGATTACCGAATCCGCCTGCAATAGAGCCTGACTTGAGAGCGTAATACTGCTTTAGATATTCTCCAGCTTTTAAGCCAACTGTGACATCAATAAGGCCAGCAATGGCACTAGATAGGGTGTCAATCTTCTTGACTGTGTCATCAACTGTGTCACCGCCAGAAATAGCAGTGAGAGCCCCAATCAAAGACTTGCCAATCTTCTCACTAGCATTCTCAGATGCAACTGCTAACTTGTTCATTGATCCAACATAAGAATTAGCAGCAGTTGAAGCCTGACCGGCAAAGAGAACCTGTAGTCTCTTTTGCACATCTTCGAAGCTAGAGGATGCAAGCTCTGCCTGAGTAAGTCCTAAGTTGAGAGAGCGCAAGCCCTTGAAGTTACCTACATAAGCCTGTGAAAGTTTCTCGGATGTGCTGGTTAAATCTTGGTTTGTTCCAGCTGCCACATCCATAGCAAGGTTGAGAAGCTCTTGGCTCTTTTCAACTGATCCAGTAACCTGCAAAAGTTTAAGCATTGCTGGTTGCAATTGATTACGATTGATGCCGGTTAAGGCTTCTACCTTATTAAGATAAATATCTAAATCTTTACTTGCAAAGGCAAGACCAAGATTGCGAACAGAGTTGTTGAGTTGAGAGATTTCTAACTCTGCTCCAGCAAAGGCCTTGACTGCATTCTGTCCATAACGAGCAAGTGCAGCAGCTCCGAAAGTAACACCAAACGCTCCAGCCAATTTCTTAACTTGGCCAATGAGCATTGAGACTTGCTTATCCGCTTGGCTGAAAGCCTTTTTGCCAGTGTATTCGGCGGCTATATCAATCTTGACATCGGTTGCCATTATTTGACCCTCGCTTCTAACTTATCGCGTGACTTTTCAATAGCCTTGATAACTGCTGCTGTGGCTTTACCTTCATCTTCTTTCCATGCGCGAAAGATTGCGCGACCCTTCATCTTGCGTGAGGCTCTACCAGCTTCGCCTGCTCCGCGTTGATAGGCATCGACTATCTTGCCTGTGGTATTCATAGCATCAATAAATTGACGGCCAGCATTAGGGTTATTGCTAAGAGATTGACCCTTAGACCCAGAGCGAACAAACTTGCCATAGTTCTCATGTCTTGGTGCAACAACTTGCACTCTAGGAGCTTGTGGTCTGCCCTGTGGGTTTAATCGACCAGCAGTCTCATAAATAGAACCAGCAGGAGAAGCATTGACAATGCGAGCAAGAGAACGCCAGCCAGAGCGATTAGGTCTTGATGGTGTTGTTTTGTAACCAATACCGCGCCTTGCTTTGCCGGTACTCCATACACGATCAGTTCCCCATGCGCTTGAACCGCTTTTGCCCCAACCGCTTAAAGGCGCACCTGATGGAATGAATCCACGCGCTTTGGCAGTAATTGGTTTAAGAATAGTTGCTAACTCTTTTTGAGTTTCTTTAGCAAGGTCTGGGCTAAATTGTTTTAGTGCCTTACGGAGTTCAATTGCGCCCTTTACGCTTGCTGGCATCGCTTGTCTCCTTTGCTTCATCTTTAAGACCCTGCAACAAAGCTTCTAGCATTATTGGGTCTAAATCTAATAACTGTTGTGGCGCGAGCCCCAACCTAATGCTTAGCCTAGCGATTAGGTAAGTGAATGGAAGGTCGCGCTTTAAGACAAAGGGTCTGAGTCTAGAACCTCAACACTCTTAAGTGTCTCGATAAACTCAATCCCAAAAGGCTTAACAGATTCACCTGATCTGCGTACAACTTCCCATGCAAGCCAATAGACATCCGATTGCTTTTCCTCATCGCGGAAAGCCTTATGGAAACCCTTTTTAGCGTACTGCTCGAACGAATACTCCACTGCTGGAGTAATCTCGCCTTCTAATACAGTTCCATCTGTACGAACTATCTTTAGTCTTGCCATTGGTTGCCCCTTTGTTAGTTAATTACGCTGTTGCTACAGTGATTGTGCCATTAACATTCCATGTCACAGATTGTGTGCTTAGGTCTGCTACTGATCCATTGATGTCTGTAGTGTTGTTAATTAAGCAAGTCATTGTGTATAGCGGATTAGTTGCAGATGTTGCACCTGATGTCTGCTTCACTGTGACTGTTGTCGATGTTCCCCATGCAGCTTGCAAAGTCTGTAGGACTTCGCTTGTAGCTGTGTCATTAAGGAAATCGATTGTGATTGATGATGCTTCTAGACCCTTTACGAACTTGTGACCTGAGTCACCCATCGCTGTTACTTCTAGTTCATCAAAAGAACGATTGATTGTTACTGATGTTACATGGTCAGAGAGATCTACCGCATTAACAGTAAGAACCACTCCATTGTTTAAGAATACTGCCATTTGGTTATTCCTCTTCTTTCTTAGTTACTGGCTTTGGTGCTGCTTTTGGTTCTACTTGACCAATCTTGATCAAGAAGGCTTCTAACTCTTTATCGTAATCGGTCATGGTCATCCCCAAGTTGTGAGTATCGATACGGACATCTCGCAGCTTAGCAAGTCTCCACTTGCAGCATTGAGAACGCTAGGTGCGCTGATTGCGCTTACATTATAAACCAGAGAAGATGCAGCAAGTAGTGCGAACACACTAACTACTGTGTCCTCTATGCCGTTAAGGTTGCCCTCATTGTCAAAGAGTGGCACTGTCATTACTATCTTAAAGTTAGCCATAGGGCTAATAGAAATCTGAGAGTTATTGTTAGGTGTTAAGTATGGATCATCGGGAGACACAATCACAGAGTTAGCCAGAACCGTTGCTGGCGGAAATGCAAAAGTCTGCCACTTAGCGTTATTGACCAGAGCAGTCGCTAATGTGGTTCGCAGTGTGGTAATTGCAACTGGCATTATCCCACCATTGAGCGTGGGTCTAGTGCGTGTGCTATCAATCCTCGCACCTTAGCGAGAAGCTGTGCGCTCATTCGGTAAGGGCTTGGCTGGAAATCGACAAGGTTACTGCCTGAAAGGGTAGCAGTACGCGCTTGCCAGATTTCAACAGATATCATCAAAGCTGCGTTTTGGATTGCTTTATCTTCTGACCAGTCTGTTGTCTCACCATCAGTAACTATGGCATAAGGATTGTAAGGCTGTTTAGGTGTAGTTGTTAAATGTGATGTTGTGACATTGATGGTGTTGCCACTAACGGCGGTGATTGTCTTTGATCCGTTAAAATGTTGGCCACCATTAGAAATAGTAATTGTTTGCCCTACATAATAAATGTTTTCTACATTTTGCTCAAAATAAAGAGTTCCAACTGTGCCTTCATTTTTTTTGGCAATAGCAAACTCTGTGTTTTTCCAGAGCATTGGAAGTAGGACTGCATCTGTAGCGTCACACACTTCCTGCAAGGTGGCATCTGGATACAGCGTACCGACTCCGAGAGTGCTGCGGAGTTCTGCGACTGTTGTAAGTGCCATTCCTTGTCCTTTCTAAAGACTCTGAGGGGTAGAGGGCTACTACCCCTCAGAGCGACTTAGTGTGGCTTACGCCTTGTTATTCTTGAATGCGCCTGCGCCGACCTTAGTAGCGATTGCTCCAAAGCCGTAGTAGCCGATTGTTACCTGTCCTGCTGCTGTTGATTCAGCGCGTAGGCGGTATGTTGGTGACTCATACCATGTGTATGCATCTGGATTCACGATAAGGATTGTTCCATCGCCATCGCCAGCGTTTGTTGGATCAACATAAAGGTTGAGTCCTGCAACATTACCTGTTAGTGATGTTGGTGTTACTACACCGCCTGCGTTCATTGGCTGTGATGCTGTGTAGATTGGGCGACCTGCATCGTTAAGTGACATGATGTTAGACCATTGTCCTGTTGATACGACCATGTTGCGAGCGAATGGGTTTGGAAGTCCTGCTGTTGCGCCATAGACAGAAGCTGAACCGCGAGCAACAATACCTAGCAACTCTGAAGCTGTTGGATATGTAACTGTTGTTGTTGCATCTGCTGTTGCACCTGCAATAAGTGCTGCATTGACTGCTGCGTTTGTGGCCTTTGCGTAAGCTGCTGCCATGTTGCGCACTAGCTCATCAAAGAATGCTGGAGATGTACGATCTAGCAATTCAACAGAGAATGTCTGCTGTCCAGCGTACTTCTTAACTGATACAGACAAGAATGCTGCTGTCTGATCTGTATCTGAGAATGCTGCGCCTTCTGCTGTGTCTGCAACTGTTGGTGCTGCTGTGATTTTTGGAATCTCGAAAGTCATACCTGCATCTGGCAATACTCCGCGAGAGATTGCATCGATTGAAGGACGGATTGTTGTTGATAATGGATTGATGATTTCAGATAGTTGGCGTGTTGGTACTAGGCCTGCGTTATCTGTTGTGTCATCTGCTGCGCGTAGGTATTGACGAGCATCTTCATCACCTAGAGCTGCGCGGATTGTGTTTTCTGCATACTTAGCTGCTGTTACTTCAATGCGTGGCTTTGCAAAGTATGCTGCTGATACAGTTGGGCGAGCAGCTTCAACCGCTTGTGCTTCAACTGGTGTTGCTTCGACTGCTGAAGTGGTTTCTTCCACGGTGGCTGTCTCGCTTTCTGTTGGTTGGGTTTCTTCTTCTACAGCAGATTCTTCTGCTGCAATATCAGTGACTTGAGCCGACTTGAATGCGGGCTCTGTAACAAGGCTCGTTTCTACTAAGCGAGCTGAGGAGACATAAGTTATGCCATCTTTGATTTTAGACTTAAGAACTTCTGCACCAATGCTCAAACCTGACTGCAAGCCTTCTTCTGCAAGGATGAGAGCCTCTGTACCGCGCTGTGAGCGACTTACAGAAAATACTGCGTGAATTGCATCTTCTGATTCGCTAAAAGAAACCATGCGACCTAAAGGCTTCTTATTATCATGCTGACTTAGTAGCTTGATTGCTTTAGGGTCTTGAATCTCAATAGAGCCAGAAGCAAAGATTACTTTGCCCATATTAGTTGAGCCTGCTTCAACATTGAGAGGCACAATCTTGCCTGAGATAGTGCGACTTGCTGAGTCGGCTGTTAAATCAGCCGAGAAGGTAATTACTTGGTTCATTGCATACCTTGACTTCCATTAGGTGTTAGATCAGTCATTTCCATCGCCTGTTCCTGTGTGATGAGGTTAAGGGATAAAAGTTTTTCAATTACTGCTAGTTCTTGCATAGGGTCAGTACGCAAGAAGTTTTTATCAATATCAAACTTCACTACATTACCGCGAGCAGTAATATCGTCCATAGATAAACGATCTTCAATAGCTGTAATAAATGGCTGTAGAGAAAGCGTTAAAAATTGCTTACGCTCATCTTGAACATTGGCGTAAGTCATAGAATTGTTTTGGTCTGCTGAAACATAATAAGCAGGTACATTGCACAATCTGGCGCATTCCGTGGCAAGGTTGAAAATGGCCTCCCCGTACATCATGTCCTTAGGTGAGAATGAGACTGGGTTATATTCCAAAGTAGATGTTAAGTATGCAGTAGCGCGATTCTGACGAGCATTCTTCCATGATGCAAGTAATCCCTGTACTTCTTTTGGATCTAAATCTGCGCCTGTGTTTTTAATGTAACCAGAAGCCATCGGAGTGGCTGCTGCAATCGCTGCTGCTTTTTGCACATCAATAGCTGCACGAATAGTAGAAGTGCCAGTATTAAGAATGCCATCACTGAGTGATTGGAATGTAACTAGAGAACCTAATCCATCCATTGGTAATGTTGTTCCATCAACTGCATAAGATTTAACGAATGTATTGGTTGAATCCAATGTTGCAGTAACGCGATGATTTGCAATCCATTCAAAGCGAGATGGTCTGCCATCTTCGGAATAAACTTCAACTACTTGCCAAAATGCTTGACCATAAAATAATAATGAATCAACAGTCCATGCAATCGTTACTGATCGTGGTTGTGAATATGAAGGCTGCTCTAACCATGCAGGTGAGCCAAGTTCTTCATTAGTAGATTTTTTATATAGCTCTAAAGGAATCGCTCCAATAGTTCCCGCTAAAAGATTTCTGCATCGTGCTAATGCTGGTACAGACATTGCCTCTGTGCGACCGACATAGGCAAACTGGAAAGGCATTGCATAAGGTGAATACTCGCCAAGAACTTGTGGTGCAGCCTGAGCTTCTAATGAAGGCTTAGCCTGTAACCCGAATGTTTGCAGAATGCGACCCATAGACATAAATGGTAGCACATGTCAAGTATTTGACATACCACCAAAGGTGTGTCTAGGCAACAATTTGTGGCTTAGGGGCTGGAAGCATTAACTTGCTTACGACCATTGCCAAACCGATTGGAGCAGAGATGTCACCTGCTGACTTTCGCTTGATAATTCTCCAAGCCGAATCATTGACTTTAGCTGCGCAGTTATTCATCTGCTGGATTAATTCTGCCTGACCATTATGAACGACCTTGTGAGTTACCAATCCAGTCAGTAAATCGCCACAGGCTTGATAGAACTGCTGGCCTGAGACATCTTCGGTCATTACTCCGGCCTGTTTGAGCCTGTCCGCAATAGATTGGGTCGCATACTTGTCGTAGCAGACTAAACGCGGTTTGTAAAGGTCACACCAGCCTTTTATAGCTGCTGCAATTTTTAGATCATCAACTGCGACCTGAGAAGTCCAAGTCTCCATGATTCCGATGCCAATCCTCCCATCTGGAAGTAATTGTCCAGCGACTAAAGATGCATTCCTTCTAGAAGGACTGACATCGAAACCGAATACAGTATAAGCCCCAACTGCTATTTCCAAAGTATTGTCACTGGTTTCCTCTAAAATGCCATGTGGCCATGGGCTTTGTAATGAATCAATCCATTGGCACAAAGTCTCGGTTCTAGTGGTCTCAATAGGAGCAGTTGCGATTGCTTCTTCGATTGACTCTTTAGTGACTGTGTAACCCAGTGCAGGATTACTGGGTGCTACTGCATCTCGCCAAAACGACTCTGATCTAATGTCTATCTTGCAATACTGCGGAGCAGAATACTCATAGTAACCAAAAGTTTCTGGAGGATAATCCTTAGCGCGCTCTACAAGCGAATTCAGCACCGTACTAAATGCATCTCCGGCATTGCTGCTTAAAAATGTCTGAGCATTAGCTCTAGCGCGAGTCGTTGGGATGGCCGCTTTATAGCCGTCCTCAGATATTTCACGCACTTCATCAATCCATAAGAAGTCAGCTGTGCGACCACGCGCTGAGTCTCTGGTATCTGATACTAAGTCAAGCGTTGCACCATTGAGCAGCTCTATTCGCTCACCACCGTTGGCATAACGCACTGCCTTAGTCATTGCCTTTAATTCTGGCGTTGATTCTATGATCCATGCAATTTCTCTAAAGGTCATAAGAGCAGTAGCTCTATTAGAGGACATGATTATGTGCTTCTTCTCATTGCCATAGAACATGCCCCATATAACACGCACTCTGCCCAAGTGAGACTTGCCATTCTGTCTCGAAATGAGCAACAGGGCGGTCTTGACCCTGTATTGCTCTTTCTTATCCACCATCATCATTTGCTTTAACACGAACTCTTGATATGGCATGAGCTTGTCCATCTTTAGACGCTCAACCATTTCAATTACTTCACCAGCTCTGGTCTTGCCCTTGAGAAGT